AAACAATAGGAAGTGCAGAGCGTAGCACAGATGTTGACCAAATGAGAGAAACATTTCACACTATCACTGAAGGTGCATACAGTAGTTTACTATTTGACTTGTTCAGTAAAGATAGGGTTGAAGGCGAATTAGAAGAATTCTTGCAACATGACTTTTTCCCAAGAGTGGGTGGAGGCATTGGCATGACCAGAATGATTGCGGCACTTGATAAGCTACAAATGGTAGCCAAAGAGGCGGCTTAATCAACTAGTTTGGGGTGATGGAATTGGTAGACATGCACGACTGTTTATCGTGTGGTTAAATGTACTGCAATATATTTACCGTGGAGGTTCGAATCCTCCCCCCAAAGCCAAACATAAATATGTGTATGGAACGTACAAAAGAAGAAATATTAGAACAAATAAGCACTATTATTGAAGAAAATGTTAATCCAGCAGTAGCATCACACGGTGGTATGATACAACTACAAGACTTTGATATGGAGTCAGGTCGTGTACTTGTTATGTTATCAGGTGGTTGTAGTGGTTGTGCTAGTAGTACAATTACCCTAAAGCTAGGTGTTGAAAACATGCTTAAACACTATGTACCTGAAGTTACTGGTGTTGAAGGCATGGATGATCCAAACTTTAATAATCCTTTCTATACAGATGATATGCAATCATGGGATCCTGATTATCCTAGATAAATTTCTCTTGACTTCACCAACATTATCAGCTATACTATAAAAAAATAGCATATTGGATGAAAAATGACATATATTCTTGTAGATACTGCAAATATGTTCTTTCGTGCTAGGCATGTAGTACGTGGAGATAGCATAGAAACTAAAATAGGCATGGCATATCATATTATGCTGGCTAGTATTCTTAAATCTTACAGAGACTTTAATGGCACTCATGTTGTGTTCTGTTTGGAAGGACGCAGTTGGCGTAAAGACTTTTACGAGCCTTACAAAGCCAATCGTAAAGCATCACGTGATGCACTAACTCCTGCTGAACAAGAAGAAGATCAGGCTTTTTGGAAAGCATTTGATGAACTTCGAGAGTACATCGATAAACGTACAAACTGTACAGTATTACAACATGCTGAGTGTGAAGCAGATGACTTCATTGCACGTTGGATACAAAACCATCCCGATGACGAACATGTTATTGTCAGCAGTGACAGCGACTTTTATCAGTTACTCACAGACAAAGTAACACAGTACAATGGCATTACTAATCAACACATTAAACTAGATGGTATTGTTAATGACAAAGGCAAACCTGTAATGGATAATAAAACAGGTGAGCAAAAGCAAATTGGCGACCCGAAATGGTTGCTATTTGAAAAGTGTATGAGAGGCGATAGCAGTGATAATGTATTCAGTGCTTATCCAGGTGTTAGGAAAAAAGGCAGTAAGAATAAAGTTGGATTGCTCGAAGCATTTGCTGACAGAGAAAGCAAAGGCTTTAATTGGAATAACATGATGCTACAACGTTGGGCAGATCATAATGGCGACGAACATCGAGTATTAGATGACTATCAACGTAATGTAACACTGATTGATCTTACACAACAACCTGACGAGATTAAAGATAAACTAGATGAAGCAATTACAACACAGGTACAAAAGATACCTGTTAATCAAGTGGGTGTACATTTCCTTAGATTCTGTGGCAAATATGACCTGCAACGAATCAGCACATCTGCAGAATCTCACAGTGAATACTTAAATGCGGCATATTAAAATGGGTAAATACTTACAAGCTAAAGAAGTTGTAAAAGACAGTTTCTGGATAGTTGAACGTAATGGTACCAAATGTGGTACACTACGTCACAAAGCAGATTCGTACTTATTTTACGAAAACAAAAGCCGGACAGAAACTGTATTAGATAACTTAGATAATATTAAGTTTACAAAAACGACTAGTAAAACGGATACCGTAAATGTTTCAATTTTTGGTTATCCCACTAATGTAGATACTGTCTACAACGAACACCTACAAGATGATGTAGCAGTTTATACAAAAACCGCCAGTAGTAAACAACATTTTGTGGCTGGATATTGGGGAATACTTTTTCCTATGGGCTGGAGACCGAGTTTCTGTCCAAGGTTAAAGACACTAACGGACTATACAAATATTGGACCATTTATAAGTGAGTCTGATATGTATCTTGCTATAAAACGAAAAGGGCAAGAAAATGAAAAAAGTAATAGGGTTAATAGTAACGGCACTAACAATATTGTTAATCAGTGCGCCTAGCTATGGTAGTAATATTAGCGATAATTGGTTCCCACAACAACCTAAAAGTAAAACACCAGAAATAGAAGTACAACCTAAAGAAAAAGAATTACCTAATACGGTGCCACAAACACCAGCGCCAAGCACAACTGCTAGGTCACTTTTTTTGCATGTTCCTTGTGATAGATTTGATAAAATGTCTAAAACAGTGACTAAGTATAAAGAAGAACTTTTGTTTACTGCAACTGGATTGACTTTTGGTCCACAAAGGCAACCATTTAACGGAACAATGATGTTCTTTGTAAACCAAGACACAGGTTCATACACAGTATTGCAAGTATTCAAAGATGGTATGGCTTGTATGATAATAAACGGAAAGAACTTTGATCCCTATACAGGTGATCAACCTTACGATAAGTGAGAACAAAAAATGAAATGGGCAATTTTAATATATGCATATCTAGCCTATCCACAAGGCGACAATATTGAAAAAGTAATTAGCTGGAACCTACCTTTTGCAAGTTACCAAGAATGTGAATCATTTTATCACATGTACGAAGATAAACTTCAATCTGGAGTATTAGTACATGCTAAAGAACAATATAAAGCAGATATGACTATTAGAGAAATGGGTTGTGCAAGAGCAGTAATTGAAAAACCTGGTGAAGATCCAGATGTATCAGATCAAAGACCTATATTTAAAAGAGAGCCATCAATATGATAAAATGGTTAATAGTTGTTATATTTGCTAATACTTCTCCAATTGGAGATAGAGAACTTTATGTCTTTATCGAACCTACTTACGAAGAACAACATCAATGTCTAGCTGATATAACAGATCCAGCAGTATATCCTGGTTTAGCTAGAAAAGTACTAGAAGCATACGATTTTAATTTTAAACCAATTGAACGTGTAGTCTGTGTTCCAGAAGAGAAAGTTCTTGAATGGCAAGTCAAGGAAAAAGGCATCGCTTTATAAGCAACGCCTTTAATTAAATTAAACCTTAGGTTCTTCGGGATCTGACATTTGGTCCTGATGATTAGCAGGACTTGGCATTGGTGCACTATCCATTGGCGGTTCTACACTACTTGGTGCTCCATCATCATGTGAATGTTCCATATCTCCACCCTCATGTGAATGTTGCATACCATCATCATGTGTGTGCATCATAGGGTCTACGGCTGGCATTGCAACTTCAGTCATCATTGATGCTGTTGGTGCATGACTTACCATATGTCCACTTAGTTGAGCCCACATGTCTCTAGCTGAATGACGTCTATCCAACTCGAGTCCATGCATTCTACCTTCAGTTTCCATCATTGCTTTGATAGATTTTTCCATATCCGCGGCATTTCTCATCATTTCTTCCATGCTTTGGATCATTGCTTCTGTTACATACATATCGATATCTCCTTAGTGAGTTCCATCAAGTTTCTCACACCTGTATTTAAACGTTTATAACCTTCCTATTCTATACTAATTTAACTAAATACATTAAAGTAGTAGAGAATGATATGGCAAATAAACTAAACGAAGGCAGTGAATTTACAATACCACTAAAGAACCTAATAGGACTGATTGCTTTTACAGGCATTGCAGTTTGGGGATACTTTGGTATTATTGAACGACTTGCATTTTTAGAACATGATATGGATATGCAAAAAATAAAAGTCGAATCTAACTACGAATGGGTAAATGGTTTTCAACCACCTCCATCGGTACAAGAAGCTGTCAGAGGTGTAAGAGAATTAGAAAAAGAATTAGCAACTTTAAAACTCCGAATAAAGTATCTAGAAGGATCGGTATACAAATAATGGCTAGACCCAAACCAACGATACTCATGGAGTTTACAGATCCTAAAAATTATCGCAGTGAACAGATACTAGCGGCTGATGCCATATATGCAGTATTCTATGAAAGTAAACCTATTAACCTAAGAAGTTTAAATAGTTTAGTAAACTTTCCAGGACCCAAGTATAAAAAAGTAAGTTTTAGCAATAGCGGACATGCTTTTAACTTAGCAACCAGATTGAACAAATTATTTAAAACAGATAAATTTCAAGTAATGAAATTTACAAAAGGTGAGGTAATAGTTGAGAATAATGGCGAACAAGGAATGGTATAACAAAATACTGGCTCATGCACAACGTACCAGACCCCAAACTAAAATACAAGATTTATTCAAAAATTATCGTAAAGACACCGGACTTAGTTTAACCAAACTAGGATTGCATATCATATGCAGTATGGACATAGAACGTGAAGAATTTCGGTTACCAACTATAAAAATCACACCTAAAATACGTTTATTACTAGATAGATATATGCAATATCCTTACTTTTTTGACAAGAATTGGCTGGTACTATTCAGCACAGAAGACAGGATATTCTACAAAATGTATGGCAAAGACTGGGATAATTTTATTAGCCACATGCAAGAAAATCAATAAAAAAGACAAAAAAAAGGTTGACAGTAAGAGTTCTTGGTGCTATTATGTATGTATAAGTTAACAAAAAGGACATACAAATATGCAAGAACTTTTCCCAGGAACAACAGAAGCACTAAACAGTCTTTCACTTTACAAGCCAAATCCAGTGTTTGAAGATGTTGATGCTTTTGAACTTGAATATGAACATTATAGTGACCTTAAAGCTGAACTTGGATATAGTACTGTATGGTCAATGGATTCAGGTATAATGAACTTGGACCAAGCAATTTTTACAGATAAAGCAAGAGTAGTTACTTATAAATGCATTAAAGAAATGGGTGCTACAATGGATGATGTTACATGGATAACATTTACTGCCGTTGCTGAAAACGGTACAGTTGGTGCTCTTTGGAAAGCGGCTGAGAGTTGCTTTTTACAAGCAAAGTTGGCAATTGGTGACTGGCATTACTTTGTTGAAGATTTTGAATTACAAGAAGACGGAAGTCTTTCTTTGGTAACTGGCTCTTAAAGGTTGACAAATACCTAAAAGATGCTACAATATACATATAGTTAGAAACAACCCAGGAGATGACTATGCAAACTGAAACAAACACTCGTTCCGTTACACTAACAGAACTTAAGAAGTATGCTATGCATAACTTCAAAACTAAACGACCTATGTTCGTTTGGGGACCTCCAGGTATTGGTAAGTCCGAAACATTTGAGCAAATTAAAAATGCTTATATTGAGCAAGGCAAAACTGCTCATTTGATTGATTGTCGATTGGCTCTTTGGGATCCGACCGACCTTAAAGGTTATCCTTATTTTGACCAAACTGCTAACAAGATGCGGTTTAGTGCGCCAGATGAACTCCCAGATGAGGAGATGGCAAAACAATATGATGTAATCATATTGTTCTTAGATGAACTTAATGGTGCTAGCCCATCTACACAGGCGGCGGCATATCAGCTAGTTCTTAACCGTGCTATTGGAAAATACAAGTTGCCCGACAATGTTGTAATTGCGGCGGCTGGTAACCGAGACACAGACAAAGGTGTTACTTACAGAATGCCTAAGCCGTTGGCTAACCGATTCCTACACTATGAAGTTCGTGTAGATTTTAACACATGGCAGGATTGGGCAGTTAAAAACCAAATTCATCCTGATGTGGTTGGTTACCTTACTACATTCAAAAACGACCTTTACAACTTCGATGCTAGCAGTAACGAACGTTCGTTTGCTACTCCGCGAAGCTGGACTTTTGTAAGTGAAACTATCCAAGATGTAGAAGGTT